CCGAGGTTCACGCCGATATCGTGGAACACGACCGAAGGGCTGTGCACGTCGAATGCCGTGCGAACCGTATCGATTACGCCGTTTGCCATATCGAGAGATTTCTGCTGGGCATCGGGCGCGTTCTGGTCGATGCCGTTTGCAAGTCCTTGGCTCACGTCATGGCCGACGATCTTGCTGGCTTCCTCGACGTTTCCGCCCGTCATCTTGAGAGCGACTGCATCCATGAGCTTCTGGGTTGCCCCGGTTGCATCTCCGTTAGGGTCGCTTAGCGACGTTGCCAAGGATGCGATGGCGTCTTGACCTGATACACCGGCTTCGCTTGCCAGCAGTTCGAACTGCCCCAACGTCATTCCAGAGGCAGACACAGCGGCATCTATCATGCCCTGCGTGTTCGCATCGAATCCGCTTTTCCACTTCTGCGCGGCATCTGCTCCGGGGCCTTCGGTCGCTCCTGCAAACTCCCATAGCTTTGCGGTTATACTGCTTACCGTTCCGTCATAGGAAAGTCCCAATTCGCGCAGCTGGTCTTGCGAAAGGCTGTTCAGCTGCTCAGTTGATATGCCAGTAGTGGCAAGATCGCCCTGGAAATCCTGCAAGCTGCCGCCAGAAGCTGATATAGCAGACTGCAAAGCGTAGTTCTGGCTTATAAAGGTCTGATAGCTTGTAGCAGCTCCGTCTGCCGACTTCGAAGCGAGTCCAAGCTGATCTTCAAGATTTTGCAGAGATTTAGAATCGGAGTCCTGAATTCCCTTCGCCTTATTTAAGGCAGCCAAGGCTGTTTCGTACTTCGATCTTGCTTGTTCGACCTCGCTGCTATTTGTGGAATATTTCCCATTCAGCTTATCGAGGCTATCTCCTGCTTTAGCTTCTGCATCTTGCTTGTCTGCAAGAGCCTTGTTGTAGTCCTGTTGCGCTTGCGTAACAGCATCTATATCACCTTTTTGCGCTTGGTATGCCGTTTGCAAATCTTGCGTTAGCGCATCGACTCGTATCTGCTGCATCTTCGAATCGATGTACTTGTCGATAGCATCGCGGGCGTTGTCTACAACACCTTTCTCGTCGGATATCACCCCGTTAGCGGCATCGGTTACCTTGTACTGCGTTCCGCACTGGTCGTTGACGACCTGTATAGCGGCTGAAAGCTTGCCCTGTGCTTCCGTCGACAGATCGGTCTTTCCTGCGTATTGGTCGATGACGTCCTTTGCGCTCTGCAGCATTGTTATGTTTGACTGAGCTGCAGAATTGTTCTGGTTGATGGTATCGGTATATTGCGCTTGCTTCTGAAGAAAAGCGTCTAAGTCAAGCGTCGCGTCCTTTGTCTTGTTACCTAAGAGGTCGGTATTCCCTGCTTGAAGAGCCGTCGCGTTTCCGGCGTTGCTAACCGCTGCTTCGAGGCCAGTCGTCGATTTAGCAAAGTCGTCTTGGCGTTGCTTTGCCTTCACTACTTCGTTGACAAGTACCGCAACACCGGCTATCGCGAGTCCAGCGACAGCGAGCTTCGCAAGCCCCATAGTGGCGCTCATAGCCTTTGCAGCGCCCTCTTCGAGCTTGATCGATGACGTCGCCTTTTCTGCACTGGATACCGCCGAGTTGTTTGCAACCTCGGATTCCGCTTTGAACATCTGCCATGCCTTCGACATGTTCTCGACGCCGGCTCCGATGTCTTTCGCCTTGTCGATTATCTTTCCGCCTGCTGATAGGACAGGGCCTGTAGCGGCGGCGATTCCAGCTGCTCCGATAACCGTCTTCTGCTGATTCTCGTCGAGCGCGGAGAAGGCATCTGCCGCATCTCCTACCTTGTTCGCCACATCTGTAACAGTAGGAGCGAGAACGGTACCGAGCTGTATTGCCGCCGTCTCGACGCTGCCCTTCATGTTCTCTAAAGCCCGCTGACCATCGCCCATCTGGGCATCGGCCATCCTCTGCGCAGAGCTCTGGTCGTTGGTTGCCTCTGTGTACTTGGCGAGTGTATCCGTGCCGCCGTCCATGAGGATCAAAGCCGCACGCGATGCGTCTGATCCGAAGATGGTATTGAGCGCAGCATCCCTTTGAACGGAGGAAAGGCCGCCTATCTTGTCTTTCAGCTCCTGCGCTACTCCCGATGCATCTTTCATGTTCCCGTTGCTGTCGCGGACTTCTATACCGAGCGAGGACACGGCCTTGGCAGCATCGTCGGTCGGAGCCGCTAGGCGCTGCAGCATCGTCTTGAGTGACGTGCCGGCATCGCTTCCCTTAACGCCTGAATCGGCGAATTCGGCAAGGACCGCCGTGGTGTCTTGGATGCTCCATCCTGCAGAATTCGCCCGCGCAGAACACTGCGAAAGACCTTGGGAGAGGTCGGACACATCTGAAGATGACGCATTCGCAGCACCAGCTAGCGCATTCACGGCTTCGTTCGCCTGAGATGCATTCAGGTGGAATGCGCCCATTGCCTGCACGACGGTGTCAGCGGAAACGGCTAGTTCCATGTTGCCTGCTGCAGCGAGGTTCATCGTCGCGGCAAGCCCTCCGCCCTCGATCTGGGCTTCGGTCAGACCGCCTTTCGCCAGTTCCACCATGGCGTTGCCAGACTCGGTTGCGCTGTAGATGGTGTCCTTGCCGGTCTGTATGGCAAGTTCTCTCAGTTTGCTTATGTCGGAGACGGGCATGTCGAGTGCGCCGGCAAGCTGGCTCATGGAAGTTTCGAAATCCATAGCCGTCTTCACCGACGCCCCGGCCAATGCGACGACTGCGGGCGTAAGCGTCATGGTGAGTGTTCTGCCCGCGCTCTGCAGCACGGCTCCCGCAGACTCATAACGCGTGGAGAACGCCTGCAGGTTCTGTCCTGCCTGGAACAGGGCAGAATTGTGCGCGTTCATCGTCGCGATCGACTCGGTAAGCTGCTGCTTGTAGTGCTGTATCTGCGACGATGTGGTGACTATCTCGCGCTGGACCTTCATCCATCCGTCGCGCTCTTCCGCCGTGAGAACGGACGATTTCGCAGCCGCTTGCTTGTCAGCCTCCTGGAGCATGGTCAGCTTCTGCGTTGACAGTTCTATCTCGCGCGAAAGAAGCTTCTGGTTCTGCGCCATAAGGGTCGTGTTTGTCGGGTTGAATTTGAGGGCCTTGTCTACCTGCGCCGCGTACGCGCCGGTTGTCCTCATCTCCGTGTTGACTTGCGTGAGGGCTTTAGACAGACGTGTGGCATCGCCGTTGAACTCTATAGTCAAACCACGATAAGCATCGGCCATGGAAAGCCCTCCTGTAAATCAACTGAAAAAGCGGCTCTCGCCGCCGTCTTCGTATTCGTATTCATTTGTGCTTGGTTCGTCGCCCATTAGGTCGTTCACCGCCATGAACTGATGGACGGTCATCGTCCGCATCTCGTCCAGCGTCCATCCGTTCTGACGGCCCACCGCCACGTTGCGATAGGCCGTCCATTCGTCAGGGTTTCCGGCTGATCCCTTACGAGGGCAATCCCCCGCGAAACATCTCCGCAGCGATGGCGGAATCGACATCATGGGGCCAGCCGTCCCAATTTCCGATCTCTGCGAGCGTGAAACCGCCTTTGACGAAATCACCGTTCTCATCGATTCGGTCGCCCATGTAGGACGTCCATTGGGCGAACGATGGCGTAGACGCATCCGCGCCTTTCGCCATCGCCCATGCCGCTTTGAGAAGGAAGCTGACAGACGGGGAGCCGCTATGCAGATAAGCCGATCTGAAGTCCTGATTGAAGTCGGACCCGAATTCGTCTGCGTAAGCCATCAAGGCGACTATGGAGCCTTGCATGCGAACATGCAGGCCCCAAATGTCGGTCTCGACCATTGCCTATGCCACCGTCTTGTTCGGGGTGCAGACGGCGGTCATGAACGTCGCGTAGACGGCGGCGTTTGCCGTGGTCTTCGGAAGGGTGTAGTGGTCCATCTTCTTTCCACCGATGACCATTGGAACGGCTTTGATGGAAAGTGAAGTTTTCGTCAGGTCCACCTTGTCTTCCTTGGTGGTCTTGTCGTCGTCGGGACGCGATGCAGTGCATTTGTAGTAGACCGTGCTCTTCGGGTTTCCATCGGAAGATTTCTGCTCGGCCATGAGCGCGAACGGAGCAGGAATGCCATCGGTTAGACCGACAAGGCCTCCGTTCGTATCGACTTCTCCTCCGAGCATCTGCGCCAATATTGCAAGCGGAAGGTTGAAGAAAACAGCATCTCCGTCGAATCCTTGGTTGGAGTACCCCGTGTACCAAACGCTGTCGTCCGCATAGAAATCGGTTGAAGACGATGTTGCCTTCAATTTGAGTTCTACCGCACCAGGAAGTGCCACCGGGGTTGCCCACGTAGGCGTTGTTTCGTCGGTGAGCCATGCAATATGCACGTTGGAAAGGCCGAAGTATCCCTTCGGCGTAACGACTGTATCAGCCATTTTTTCTCCTATTCGGTTGTTGTGTTTTGGTTAGTCGAGTGTTTCGAAGGTGTATACGATCTCGAATACGTCTTCGTCGGAAAGGTAGCTTTCCGTCTTGTCCCATTGGGCGATCGCGGATATCGCCGCTTCGACGTCCGCTTCGGTTGCTGGGTCCTTCTTCGACGTGTAGAGCCGTGCGAACCATGTCGACGAGCGCGACCATGCGATATCGTCGGCGCCGAACCTGTCGCCGTAGGCGAACTGGTATTCCAGCAGCGGGAGCGACGCGAACTCACCGACATGCAATCCATAAGACGGAACGATTCCGCTTGCAGACAGCGCATCGAACACTTGCTTCTGCGTCATCGCATCCTCGCCTCCAGCTTCGCCTTGGCCCGGTTGAACGCCGGACCGATATGCGGGTACGCCCTAGCCGGGTGCTTCCCGCCGTGACCGTGCTCGAGCAGGTGGGTCAATCCCGGCTTGGCGGAGTTGTAGACCGTATAGACGAGGTGCATTCCGTCGCTTATATCGGCTTTTGCCTTCCATCCATTCCGGTAATGCCTTCCCCGCGTCCCCTTCGTGTGGCGCTCGTACGGCGATGTCTTCTTCAGTTCTTCGACTGTTTCGTTTCCGACATCGATGACATCGGCGAACATCTCATCTGTTACGAGCACGATATGCTCGTCGAGCATCTTCTTTACCGCACCGGCAAGTTCAGTCGGAGAGCATTTGATGCTACTGCTCTGCATCCTTGTCGGCTTTCCTCGATGTCGGTTCTACCTTTTCGACGAATCCGATGCCGATAAGGTACTCGGCCCGTTCCGGCGTGCATTCGAGCACATCGCCTTCCTGCAGGTCTACATGCTCGTCGAGAGCCGTGAATACCCGTTTTGCTTTCACCTTCATCTGTCACCTGCTTTCCGGGTCGCCGTGA